GGTCATTATAACGTTCAAAATCTAGATTTTGATTTAAGTCAATTTGGACTGTTTTTAACCAATGATATCATATTTGTAACTGTACATTACAATCAAATGTTAGATATCATTGGTCGCAAATTAATGGTAGGTGATGTATTTGAATTACCTCATTTAGAAGATTTTCATCCATTAGATAAGACTATTCCCGTTGGACTACGTAGATATTATCAAATAACAGATGCTAACTGGGCTAGTGAGGGTTTTAGTCCGACATGGTATGCTCATCTATGGCGTATCAAGTGTGAACCATTAACTAATACCGAAGCTGTTCAAGATATTCTTACTAGTCCAATAAACACAGACAATTATATGGGCAATTGGGATCCAACAGTTAATTATCAGCCAGGATATACCGTAAAATATGGTGATAAAATTTACACTCCACTTCAGCCAGTTCCTCCCGGAGTTACTCCTCCTAATGCACAGTATTGGACTATCAGTACAGAACCAACGTTAATTAATATTGTAACTACGTACAATAAGAATATAGAAATCAATGATGCTGTTATAACAGAAGCTAAGAAAATGCTACCTCTTAGTGGCTATGATAATGTAGATTTATATCTTGTACCTACATTTATAGATCGTCATCCTGCTCCGCCAATTGATTTGATAGTTCCTAATAATCCAGTACCAGATTGTTGTGGTGTAATTAAGATTATTAATAATCCAAACTATAGATATAGTAATGCTGTTATTAGAATATTACCAAGTAAAGTTCCAAATGCTCCAAATCCATTTTCCGTTGTTGTATTACAAATGGGTATAATTTCTCCAACTATAACGCCTACGGGCAGTGGTATAGTATTTCCTGAATGTGGAATTACTATTAATATAGTAAGCAATGGAACTGTTACTGGCCCGTATGGAACAGCAGATAATACATATTCATTCGCTGATCAATTTATCGAGTCATTAGTAACTACACTAGAAGTTCCAGTACAATCTACCGTTCTGTCTGTTCAGGGTCCATTAGGAAATAAAATAGAACCGGGCTTGGTAATAGATTCAACTGTGTATAGTGCTAATGGCACACCAACTTTTATATTTCCTCCTAATACTGTAATTACAGTAGTAGATAGAACGTTTAACACTATTACAGTTAGTAACCCTTCGAATGCTACGATGATTGCCGGTACACAAGTTAATGTTAGTTATAATTTTAATAGCGTTCAAACTCCAGTTATGGATTATCTGGCAGATTGTGATCCAAACTATCATTTTATTCGACGATTTACTCCATTAAGTTTTGGTTATATTAATGGATATATGACTGGGGCAGATAATACTCCTAATGGAGAGCCTGCTAGATCGGGTACAGCATTTCCTGTCAATGCCGCTATTGGTGATTTTTTCTTGAGAATTGATTATCTTCCACAACAATTATATAGATTTGATGGTAATATTTGGATCATGATTAGTAGAAATGTTAGAACTGACACTGGATTTACAACTGATGATTTAAGTCAACAGAGCTTGTTTATTAACAATGATGCGGTTGTAACAACTGCACAGGGCAATGTTCTTCCTTCTAGACAGTCATTATCAAACGTATTACGTGTTAAGCCTGATTGATTTAATAGCAACTATCAATTGCTAAATAAATAGATATAACTGGAGAACTATCATTGCTCAATTTTTCTACGACGAACAAGTAAAACATTTTTTACTACAATTCGCCAGAATTTTTTCTGAGTGGTACGTAACGTTTGGATATGATCCAGCTGGTAATCCTATATTGCACAGAGTTCCTATCATTTACGGAGATAGTGATAGACAAGTAGCAGACATTATTGCTAAGAACAGTGCTAGTAATATGCCAAGTGCTCCTCAAATTGTCTATTACATTACTGGGTTAGATTTTGATCAGACTAGAACTCAAGATCCAACTTTTGTAGATACTAGTAATGTAAGACAACGTTATTTAAATCCAGAAACTGGAGAGTATGAAACTACTCAAGGTAATGCTTTTACTATTAAAAGATTAATGCCCGTTCCGTACAAGTTAAGCGTTACAGTTGATATATGGACTAGTAGTACTAATCAAAAATTAGAACTATTAGAGCAATTGGCTCCATTGTTTAATCCGGCACTAGAAATACAAAGTAATGATAACTTCTTTGACTGGACTAGTTTAAGTGTAGTCTATCAAGATGGATTAACATGGTCTAGCAAAACAATACCACAGGGCACTAGTAATGCAATCGACGTTACTAGTTGGAAATTCTATATGCCAATTTGGATCAGTAGTCCAGTTCAGGTTACTAAACTTGGAATCATTCAAAAGATTATTGCTACTATCTATACTGGTAAAGCACTAAGTGATGTACAGAACGAGGACTTACTAATAGGAACCAGACAAAAAATTACTCCATATGGTTATAAATTATTGTTACTAAACGGAACATTACAAATTTTACCAGCTAATGCTGCTCCAAGTCCACCAAACGAATCTTTTGATTTGCCCGGACTACAGCCAGGATGTGTATACTGGCACAGTGTGCTAAACACATACGGAGTTATTCGTCCAGGAGTTAGTATGATTGCTCTTGAGAACCCATACTTAGTAACAGAAATCATTGGCACAATTGATTATGATCCAACTAATGATAGTATTCTTCATTATACAATTGATGAAAGAACATTACCACAAAATACATTGGATGCAGTCAATAGCATCATAAACCCATTAGAAAAGCAACCATTAAATGGACTGCCAGTAGCAGTCAATGGTCAAAGATATTTAATCGTTGAGTCAATACCCAATCAAATACCCTATACTGCTCCTGGATTAGTAAGTCCATGGATTGGGTTGACACTAGGGGCACCAGCCGGATCAATCATTCAATATAATGATGGCACAGGTGGATGGTACGTGGCATTCAATTCAGTGGCTGAAAGATTACCAACTGATATTCAATTTGTTACTAATATTACTAGCGGAGTTCAATATAGATTTATCTATAGTGATGGAATTGATGGTGGATGGCAAAAATCATACGAAGGTTGGATAGATCAAGGTAACTGGAGAGTTATTCTTTGAGTAGTAAACGAATAATAAACGGAGTTGGAGTTTTATTTTGTGCTCAAAACACGAATCGTCATTTATTTTTATTAAGAAATGATAAAAATGTTCAAACATGGGGTTTACCTGGCGGAAAGTGTGAACGTGACGAATCACTATTAGAATCATTAGAGCGAGAATGTCACGAAGAAATTCAATATTGGCCAGAATCAATCAAATTGTTTCCAATAGAAAAATTTACCAGCGATGATAGTAATTTTATCTATCATACCTTCTACGCTTTACTATCAGAAGAATTTGTTCCAGTGCTAAATCACGAGCATATAGGATTTGCTTGGATTGATAGTGAAACTTATCCCAAACCGTTACATCGTGGATTATTCTCTACTCTAAATTATCCTATCATTCAACAAAAGATAAAAATAATACAACAATCTCTTAAATGATTAAAGCCGCTAACAGCGGCTTTAACTTTAGTACGATAATATCAATTAAGCGCCAGTGAAATGTGGCAACAAAATAATTGGATACAAACCAGCTCCGTAACTTCCAGGTTGAACTGTAGCATTTGCTGCTACAAAACTTCCCCAATAGGCTTGACCCAATGCACTATTGCTCTTTACTCCGGCATTTGCTGATTGATCAGCATAAGCTACACAATATCTATTGTCTAACTTAGCAATAGTAACATTTGCAGCTGCTGCGGTAGTAGCAATAATTGCCATTTGACCCGCGGTTAATGCAGCAACACTTGTACCAGTAATGTTAACTAGATAGCAAATACCTTGAATACTTGGAGTGGCTACGTTACCAACTAGATACTTAGAAGAGCCTTTTTGCCTAACAATATAAGAATTGCCCTCAGCAAAAGAATTGCCATTGTTGTATGCAATGTTAGCTTGAACTAACATCGAAACAATACCCAAAGCATCACCACCGACTTCACCAATGTTTCCTGTTGTTGTTTGTGATGGAATACCAATGTCCACAAGTGGAGTATTGGCATTATATGTATTGTACTTCGCTATCTTGATCGGACGTCCCATTTTGTTTGCTCCTTTATAGGTGACTTTCTAAGTCTACGCAGTTGGTATCTGCATAAAATCAATATCACACTAATAAATCTATTTCATAAGTGTCTTTGATTACACTTATTTATCATTATTAATGAATTCTGACTTCTTGAACTTTAAAATTTTTAATTTTAGAATCATTGAATAACAAAACAGTGTTTAATGTAGTACCGGTGTGAGAGACTTTATATCCTAATTCAACAAATTTAATTTTTACCAATTCAACTTTATTCGGATCTGATAGTTCATTGCTTTCAAATAGTATTCTTTTAGGATACTTAGTAGTAGATTGTGTTTTTAGATAGTCGTACAAATGTAGCATAATATCAGCATCAGATCCTTCAGTATCTATCTTAAGATAGTACAGTTCAGTAACATCATGCTCGATGAATATGTCAGCGATTGGAACCATAAGTACCGATTGTTTGACTACTAAGTCAATAATATTTAACTTTTTATGTTGAAGATGATATTCACCTATTGAGTTACATCCTTTTAACCAAGTAGGCAATCTTTTGG